GGCCTGTTACGAGTGCAATGTTTGGGCGAATGGTGAAGCAGGCCTTTAACAACGACGCGGTGGGGGTGAGCGTGCTTCGAAATTTGTATCTTTCTTTCAAGTATGGGAAAGCAACCCGTGATCTCAAGCAGGACGTGGAGGCCATGGGTACAAGCGTCGGGGTCGCGCAGGCCACGTATATAAGATGAATAAAGAAAATTCGCATCTTAATAGTATATGCGGTTCCTTGAAATTGGTCTGAGCCCGAAGGCTACGAAGAGGCTGCGCATTAAGTTCGCTGAGCCAGACTTAGAGGTCCATTTCGGATCAAAGACCGGATCAACCTACATTGACCATGGGGATAAAAAGAAAAGAGAAAATTACTTGCGTAGGCACTCTGTTCTTGAAGATTGGCGCCGCGTCAACCCGGGCAGCCTATCACGTTACCTCCTTTGGGGTGACAGCACCGACTTGGGTAAGAATCTCCGAACCTTTTTAAAAGATTTCGAGATAGAGGTCGAGTGACAACGTCCGGCATGGGCGAACTTGGCGTTTTCTGTTTCAAAACATGGGGGCGAGTAGAAATCTAATTTCAAAAAAGTATTATTCCTTTTTAAAAAATTGCTGACCATTTCAGTGCGAAAAATCTGGTATCAAACCAATAAATATGCATATTATGGTAGCAACAAAATGAAAATGCACACGTTCAAACTATTCCAAATTAGTAATAATCTAGTTTTGAATAGTAACAAATCGTTATATGATAGAAATCTAGTATCAAAAGCGCGGCTTATGGCTTCATGACATACTCAAAAATTCGGTTGCGATTGACTTGGCTCTTGAAGCAGTAGATGAGCCCATCGACGAAGAACTGCCCATCGTCAAAGCCCATGCCAAGGCTGTCAATCCCTATACTTTGAATCGCTTCGGGACTTGAACCGTACTGCACCACGAGGATGTGCCACTCTTTGCCTCCGATGATGCGCGTCCGGTTGTTCTTCGGGTTCATGTGGATCTCGCCCTCCTTCTTCATGCGACGCCACTCCTTCATCTGCTCGGTAGCCAACTCTTTTGATCCCCACATGAACTGGTTTGCCTCGCGGTGGAAGCAGAAGAAGATGTCGCCCTGCTTCTTGTCCCGGTCAGCGATAACGCCCTTCAGATCCTGCTTGCCAAGGACGACTTTGAACATACTTGTTGAGGGGTTGTGATGTCTTTTGATAGCACAATGCAAAATTTAGATAATTCTGGAATTCGCACCTTGTCGGTTAAATTCAATCGTGTCCCACGTGTGAATTCAATCGTGTCCTACGTGTGAATCAGAATTCAAAACACACAACATCACATCATGGACCAAAAGACATACATTAAGCGCACTATCATCGCCGCGGTCGGCACGTCTATCGAAGAGGGCTTCGAGGCGGTTGAAGTAGACGTTTACATACCTGCCCATCTCTCGGACGACATCAAAAACTGGTGTGTCCAGGCCTTTACGGCTTCCAAGTACATCGACTGGGCTCGCGATGACCCATGTGGGCAGGGGGTCGGTCGCAATTGCAATGGCGCACTGTGCACAGGTGTCTCTTTTGATTTCTTTTAGGAATTTTCACGGCACATCGCGGTGAGGCTTGAGGTGAGGCTTGGGGAGGCTTCACCCACCCACAATGACCTCCAACTTCGCCCGTGCCATGAGACTGAACAAGTGCCAAATTTAAACGCTTCTTTTAAAACCCGCACACGGTCGATAGTACAAATCAAATTTATCGATTTATCTATTTTTCCCCTCAAAAAGAAGTAGAATTTGGCAAAGTGAAATTTGGCGGCCCCGATCTATAAAATTTCTATAAAAGGCTGGTGGCTTTAGGATTTTCACTCTTTTTTCCGGGGAAAAATAGATAAATGGATAAATTTAGTCGTTTTGACTAGTCGTTTTGACTAGTCGGTAGTCGTTTGACTAGTCGTTTTGACTAGTCGGTCGATAGCCGATTGATAGTCGCCCCCCTACATGCCCCCCGACCCGCGTGGGCGCATGGCCCTCCGAACCTCAAAGTTCGCCCGTGCCATGAGACTGAAAACAGTGTCAACGGCCGTCCTAGGCGTCAGTCTTGCTAGTTACTAAGTACATGATCTCAATGACCTTGTTGTTCCTCTTTTTCAAGTTCCGACACCCCTTGTACGTGTCGTAGTCGATCTCGTACTTTACCGCGCTGTAAGGCGCCAGCATCGCCGTCCAATCCCGGATGATGCCCTCGTTGTTGTACGAAATCAACAAATATTTAGCCTTGGTCAACCCCAGCGCGATCAACCGCTTCATCGCATCCGCCGCCTCCTTTTTTGAATTGTACACGGACTTGTTCCAATCCGTCGGAATCCCCGACACCTTGGACATTTCCGTCGGGAACTTGTTCTTTGCTATCACATTCAACATAAAATAGTTGCTCCCATACGGGTGCTGGTTGTACGGGGGGTCCAAGTAAAGCAAGTCGATGGGCGGCAGACTCCGTATAAAGTCCATGATGTCCAAATTTGAAGGACACACTCTACAATCGTGCCAGTTCGGCATCTCGACCCGGATTGGCTTCAAAATACGGTTCAACGCATTGCCTCCCTTACCCCCCCAACACCCAAGGTCCCCATTCTTGTAGAACCCTTTGAACACACCCCCCGTGTTCGTGTTGATGCTCGCCTTCACCAGGAGCGGCACCATGCAGTACGTTCGAATCTCGGAGGGCACGCTCTCCAGGTAGCGGCGGAGCGTGTCGATCACCAACGCGTTCTCCCGCGTGTAGTAGCACCGTTCCCCGTCCTTAATGTTCGCCGTCTCCTTCGGGGCGTACAGGGCACATATCACCCCTTCTACATACGGCCCATGCTCCGCCAACCGATTCATCTCCGCCAAGTGCCGCGCAATCTCTTCTTGTTGGTCTGGGGTCGGGCACACCAAGGAGCACGCCAACAAGTACGAGTACAACTCCAAATCGTTCACGTACAACTCGGAGGATACGTAACTCAACTCCCTCGCCACCACGGTCGACCCAGTAAACCCGTCCGCGAGCACCATCTTCTCCTTGCCCTCAAGTCGCCCCACCTCCTCCACAATCGCCCGAATATTCCCCGCCAATTTACGTTTGTTACCGATGCAGGTCAACATTGGCTGGTGCACGTATCTGTCCATATTTGGAATTCCGATTATATTCTTCGGGTACGTACGTTTACGGCTTCGCCGTCGGTCTCTTTTTCATTTCTTTTAGATATGCGTCCGCGGGTGAGTCGGTCTAGTCGGTCGGTCTAGTCGGTCGGACTAGTCGGTCGGTCGGACTAGTCGGTCGGTCTGTAGTCGGTAGTCGATAGTCGGTAGTCGGTAGTCGATAGTCTGTAGTCGATAGTCGATAGTCTGTAGTCGATAGTCGGTCCATCCGTCTCTTTAGACGAACAAGTTCTTGCTCTAGAATAGTCACTTTTTTGATAATGTCTTCTAAGATGTCATAAAAGTGAACATCCTCGCAAGGGGACCGGATCAAGGGGGGTGGCCTCCCGAACGGTTCCATACACTATGGTATTTTTTTTTCTAATGAAAGACTATAATGGAAACTGCTGAATCTGTCCGCCGCCATGTTAATGAACTCAACCAGGTCAACGGCCGTCTGTTTGAACTAACCCAGACCACCCCGATGGTCTTCGGAGGAGGCAAGTACAAGGCAACTCTTTCATCCGGGACGTTCGGGTTCGAAGACTCGTTTGTGCCCCTCGCTACGGCCACCGTCCATGAGCCGACCCCGGTCCTCGGCATGGGGTACACCCAGCAGTCGAAATTGGGGCGCAACCTTGCCGATATTGGTCATTTTGCAAAGGGAGCCGCCCCTGCTGTCAAGAAATTGAAGGCAAAGGAGCGCGGTCAAACGGCCAAGGCTAACAAGGCGGCGCGGGCAATGGCCAAAATGCCTGTGGTTGAGGCGACGCCAGTGTACGACTTACCTGCTGTGCCCAGTGGTCCGGTCATGAAGGGCGGTGGGCGACCTCCTTCGGCATGGGTGCAGCACGTTCAGGCCTACCGCGCAGAGCACCCCGACAAGTCATACAAACAGTGCCTGGTCGATGCACGAGAGACCTACCAGTCTGGTTCTGGTAATAGGAACAATAACAAAGGGGGAAAGACGGCCAAATTTCTAAGGACTGTGGGAAATTTCGTCAAGCCCGCAGCCCCCCTTGTGAAGAAAACAAAACGTCTTCTCAAACCTTACGTCAAGCAGGGCCTGGACATGGCCGTCCAACAGGCCCAAATGGAGATGATGGGCGCGGGCGGTAAAGGGTCTGGGAACCGGGCAGCCCGCCCGCCGTCGGCTTGGGTCGAACACGTTCGAAAATATCGAGAGGAGCACCCAAATATAAGCCTAAAAGAGGCATTACAATCAGCGAAAGCGACCTACACCCGCGCCTGAAAGGCCAGATGCTTGGCGGTTTTTTTATGAGCACCAATATAGTTTCTGGATAGAAGAGCCCCACATTCGCAAGTTATCCTTTCGGTCTTGTACGCGGTGATCTTGTCTTTGTGAGTTGCACGATATTCTTTGTTGAGCGCCTTGAACTTGTCTTTGTGCGCGGCGTAGTACTCTTTCTTTCTCACCGCGATCTCGTCTGTGTGGGTTGCGGCGCGCGCCGCAATCTCGTCTTTGTGCGCGACATAGTACTCTTTCTGGTACGCGGCAATCTCGTCTGTGTGGGTTGCACGATATTCGACGTCGTACTCTTTTTTTTTCTCTTGTCGGTGCTCTTTATTCAAAACTGCCCCCCTTGTGTTTAACCGCTCGACGTATTGGTCGATCCAATACTGTTCCCGGGCACGTGCCTCGTTACCGTTCTTACATGGAAACTCTTCGATCTGTAGCATTTTAAATGCTGGCCAGCCACCGTTCTCTCGGATGATCATGTACACTTTCTGATGACCAGTAATAGAGCAGCGCTTGTGCTGTGATTTCCGCCGCCTAAAGTCAGTCGTTGACCCGATGTACGGTGGGATGTCGGTGTCCTCTTTAAAGATGCGGTAAATGACCGTCTTGCTGTAGTCGCATGGAGTCCGGGGCATATTGTCCTATTTTGTCATGTTGTATCTAAGTGAAAATTTTGGATGTAAATTTTTATTTTCTACCCTTCTTGTATATGAGTGTCTATAACCAGGGCGGAAGTCAGTACTCGCTGGCCGATCTCGAAGCCCGTCTAGCAGCAGATGAAGCAATCACGGCAGCCCAAGAAGCAGAGTATCAAGCCCTTGATACACTATTCACGGGCCTTGCCGACTCGACGTTCGAAGAGCAAAACGAAGGGAGTACCCCACGGAACACGACGCTGGAGAAGGCGTTTCAGGTCGGAACTGAGACCACGTACTTGGCGTGTATCACGATGAACGCTTTTGAAAACGACACGGCAAATTACACACTGTACCAGGTGGCCTGGTCAATCGGATTGGCGAACTCAAGTACAGGTTCCAATTTCGTTATGCTCACCCGGTCTCCGCACCAGTACTGGACCAACAATGTGCAGGCACAATCACAAACGTCTCAGTCCAATGTCACTATGAACTGTCTGGTCCCTTTTACCACGTCGTCGACCCAAGATTGGCTTTACATCTACGTGACCGTGGGGCAAATCCAGAGCGATCAGACATGGGACCTTTCATCCCTTCAAGTCACCCTCATCCAACTGTACTAAGTTTTTTTTCTGTCTTTAACAGTATAATGTCGTTCTACAATCAGAGCATTTCGACCGTGGGAGCCGCTCTTATCCCAATCGGCCTGCAACTTGACGCGCTCGAGGGAGACCAAGCCGCGGCACAGGACAAACTCGACACACTAGAAACGGTAGCATCAGCGATTACGGGTGGTACTCTAATACAGGGAATGGCTATTGGGACAATAACAGCCCGGGACAATGGGTCGTCCTACCAACTAGAAATCTTTCAATTACCCTACCCTGGCACATGGATGGTTCACGTGGGCTTTAATGGCTTCAACGGGACGAACACCTCGGGTACGATCGCGAATAATTCATTCATCGGCAACATCTCGGCGTGGGTTCAGAACAGTGCAGGGACGAAATTGGCCCAGTGCGTGTATGCTCTCGAGTGCTACCCTCAGGACCAGAACTACTTCTATGCCAACCAGTGTGGTTTCATGCCGACCTTGATATTGAACCAAACGCTTGCTGGGCCCCAGAATATTGGACTCTATGTGAACTGTTCTCAGGGCCAGAACAAGGGGACCAACACATCGTCTTGGACATTACCACAAAACGCCTATATGACCGTCCAGTGCCTTCGCCGCTTTTAAAGGACCGACCGGGAATCGAACCCGGATCGCTAGATTCAAAGTCTAGAGTGATCACCATTACACCATCGGTCCAATTGCCGTGTGAACGGCTTGTTTTGTTTTTTACAACTTGCGACGACCCCTCTTTTTCGGTACCGGTACGGGCTCCGGTTCAGGCTCCGGTGCAGGCTCGGGGACAGGCTCGGCGACCTCCTCAGGCTCCGGTTCAGGTTCAACCACTACGGGCTTTGGCTCCCGTTTGCGCCGCGTCTTTTCGGCCTTCGCTTCCAATTTAGCGGGGTCATGTACCATTTTCTCACACTTCTTTTTTGGTTTTACACAGTGCATCTCTACCTCATCCCTGCGATGAAGCAGAGGCACCCCGAAGACGCTGTCGGTCGGTAGCCTAGACGGCTCCACGGCGCTAATCACATTCGACCGCTTCTCCGAGAGAAACTTCTCCTTCTCTAGAGACTGTGTGAGCGGGTCAGATGCACTCACCTTCCGCAAGGGCACGATTACAACGTTGGACCACCCCCCGTGCGCCACAATAAAGTCGCTATGCTGCGATCCACCACGTTTTATCAAAGCGCGGCGTTGGGTAAGATTCGTTGTGACCCCTACATCTTCGTCTCCATTCTTCGCCCGGACGGCGTAGAGGATTGAATTCTCATACTGGCGGGTTGGCATTCTATAACCTATGATTAGAAAAGTTTTTAATATCTTTTCAACTTTCAAATTCTATCAAACCAAAGAGACGGCAGGCCTTGTAAAGTTCACCCCATGAGTAGCGCTCGATTGCTGGGTACTTGGTGCGGCCTATCTTCGCGTAGTAGGCGCGGAGGGCCAATTGAAGGTCGTCACTGCTTAACTTCTTCATTTATTATCTGTTGATATAAAAAATGAAGTTTCGACTCAACGCTAAAGTCCTAGGGGGTGGCAAGGTGTCCATGTTGGCCGAGGGGGACATAGACCTGGCTAAACTTGTGCCTGCCGAGGGGATGACGGTGCGGAAGCAATCACCGACCAAGGCCGACTTTGTGTTTTACGTGGACGGTGTTCCGGTAGACCTGTCAATCTCTAAAGTAGGCGACCCCGAAGAGGAGGCCTGCCAGTGCCGTGATCGCCCTTTGAAGGCGTTGAAAAGAGCCGCGTTGGCTGCCCACTTGCAGGGGGAAGACGCGTCAAAGATGCTAGACTTTATCGATACATGGTCAGACACGGATAGATGGGTCGGCGACCTAAAAGTGGCCCTTGAGATCGGGTACAACCCTCAAGATATTATAGCAAATTTAGGGCTGCCTCAGGATGCCGACCCGGAGCACCTTTTGGTTGACCTCGATGGTCGCTTGAAAGAACACACTCGAAAATTTATGCAAAATTTACTTGAGCCAGATGCGGCTTGCGCTAAGTAGAACAGACGGGTACGACTTGATGTAGGTCACGCTGCGGTCTGGGACGGCCTTTATCATTTTTTGTTCCTCTTTGTCGAGAGAAAGGTAGTTGTCGAACAGGTATCTGGCTGCCTTGCCTGAAATGGCCCGGGGGAAGATGGTCAGAGAGTGGCATTCGTTCAGAATTTGCTTCGTTTGGAGGCCGTTACAAGCCGTGTGGCTGGTATAAACGACGCTGACCTTGTGGTGCCGTCCAGTTTGGAGTATGCGGTCGAGTAAAAGTTGGACCTTCTTGCCGACCGGACCACGAATTACGTCCACATCGTCAAACACAACGAGGGAGTCGACGAAGTCCGCTGGACCTATGCGGGCCTCCAAAAATTCGGGGATGTTGACCTTGATTCTTTTGGTGTACTTCAGTCTGTCTAGGGTCGGATCGCTGTCGAGAGAACTAAAAATAAAGACGTCTCTCTTCGGGAAGAGTCGATGGTACTCCTGGACATATTGCTTTGTCCAGAATGATTTGCCGGACCCCGATTGCCCCGTCACATATTCGCACTGTCTCTCGGTGTACGGGTCAATGGAGCGCTGGATCACTTCTTCGCCCTTAGCAGTGTACTCAGAAAATCCCTGGCTTCCAATGTCTTGTTCGTGCAGGAAGATTGGTTTAATTTTTGAACCATCAACCACGACGGCTATCTGCTTGCCTCCCAGGCTCTTGTTAAACGTGAGATTGTTGCGACTTGCCATGTATAGGTTTAGGAGAGAAATTTACTTTTTAGATTTCCCGAAAATAGAATTCGGTAGAGTTTAGACAGTATTTTTTTAGAACAATATAATATGGAACGCTTTGAACGCACGCTCATCAGCATCATGCGAACCCTTGTCCTTGAAATCGAGGCCGTTCTTGAAGAAGCCAACCTAGAGCCATACATCCAGAACGAGTTCTCCCGTGCTTTGACGCGGGTCATCGATGACCACCATGAAGCCGTTTCTGCAGCCGCCCATGAGCAGTTTGATGACCACAAGGAGGAGCCTTGAGCATGGCCGACTACCGACCGATTACCGACCGACTAAAACCGACTACCGACCGACTATCGACCGACTACCGACCGACTAAAACCGACTATCGACCGACTATCGACCGACTACGTGCAAGGGAGAGCACTTCGCCACTATAATTGGCACGGGGCAGAAGCAAAGAACTTATCGATTTATCTATTTTTCACCGAAAAAAAGAGTGAAATTCCTAAAGCCGCCAGCCTTTTATAGGAAGTTTATAGAACGGCGCCGCCAAAATTCACTTTGCCAAATTCTACTTCTTTTTGAGGGGAAAAATAGATAAAGTGATAAATTTACTTAAAATCAAACTATAACGCAGTTCCATGTTCCATTGCAGTCGTTGTCCATACACTACTTCAGTTAAATGCAACTTAGTACGGCACGAACAAACACCTCATTTACAAAGGGAAAGCTACGCGTGCGGCGTGTGCGGGTTCACCACAAAGGACAAGTCCCACCATCGACGCCACATGGAGTCGGCCAGGCACCAGCGAGAGGCAGAGAGCGCCGACCACATTGAAAAGCTTAAGTCCCACGCAGTAGAAGCACCCATCGAGTGGAAGGGAAGCATTTACAAGTCTCTCTATTTGCACCTCTGTAACTATCGAACTGCGTTCATGAACATGGACACCGAGGTAGTTCACCGATTGAAAAATGGACGCTGGGGTACAATGTCTCTACAGCAGTACGAGGCCGATCTCACATGCGAGCGCCCGGACCTTCCTTTGAAGCATAGCGGGGACCGAAACTTACGGAGCAGTTTGATTGGTATATTTGACGAGTGGTATTCAATGCGACCGTTATAATTCACAAGTGTGGAATGTGACCATGTACGTGTTGATCAGGTCTCGGCAGCACTTGCACCGTACCATGGGAGGGCCATTGACTTCATTGATCCGCTCAACCGTGTCGTACCGCTCAAGGGTCGTCTTCAATATCTCTTTGTGATCTCGGAACTGCCCTCCACCCTTCCATTTGCCAAGGATGAAAGATGCCCGTGTCTCAAACTTCTCCTGCGGGGACATTGCCTGCCACTCTTTTAGTTCTGCAGGGTTCGCGTGTGGAGGGTCTTCTATCGTTCTCCAATACAACGACCTGTATTTAGAGGGCAAAAGTGACCATAGGACATCGGAGTTAACGGTTTTTATTGACTCGATACCCTTCTTCTTGTCAGCCTTGAACCCATACTGCTCGAGGATGAGGGAACAGGTGTCATCGAAGGACTTTGGTTGGTGCTTGTAGGGACGTCCCTGTTCATCCAAACCATAAGGGGCTGGTTCTTCTTCAGGAGGAGGCAATGGTTTGCCCCATTTGTCAAAACCGTACTGCCCGTACGTGTCGACATAGTCATCTTCCTCCTCGGGCTCGTCCTCTGGCTCGACGTCCTCCTCGGGGACTTCTTCGACTGGCTCGGCGATCTCCTCAGGCTCGTGGACAGGTTCAAGGGCAGGCTCGGGGACTTCTTCGACTGGCTCGGCGACCTCCTCAGGCTCGTGGACAGGCTCGTGGACAGGCTCGTGGACAGGCTCGGGAACTTCTTCGACTGGCTCGGCGACATGCTCGGGTACCTCCTCAGGCTCAAGGGCAGGCTCGGCGACCTCCTCAGGCTCGTGGACAGGCTCAAGGGCAGGCTCGGCGACCTCCTCAGGCTCGGGGACAGGCTCGAGGACAGGCTCGGGGACTTGGTTAAGGCCCGCAATAGCACTTCGCAGGTCCTTCAAGTGCTCGATGACACGACCCTCTTCGGTGTCGTAGGGCACGGCGACAGGGACTTGCACGGCAATTGGACCATGCATCTGAACTTTGATGAGTTCGATGATGGCGTTGAGTTGGCACGACAGGTCGGCGGCCATGTTGACCAACGCGGCAATGGTCTGAGGTTCGGGGATCATGGTCGCTGGCACGGCAGTCTGGACTTGGGTGGTCGGTGGCTCGGCAGTCGGTGCCGCAGCAGTCGTTTGGACCATCGCGCACTTGGCGAGGTGGCGTGCGCTCTTGTTGTGGCGGTTGAAGTTTGAAAGGTCGTCAGACCCGAAGTTGCAGGAGGAGCAGGTGTGCTTCTTCATGCAGTTAATACGCGGGGAGTCTTTAGGTCCTTTTTGTGTCATAAACTATCAAAAGATATTATTTTACAAAATTTACATGAATTCAAAATTCTCCTAAATTTAGGTTGGCGGGGAAAGGTCGGAGGGAATGGCTAAAAAAACTTCGCAGTGAATAATATGGAACAGCAACCACTATCTAACAATGAACTTGGGGTTCTGCTAGGGCTCCGCGTGCAGGACATTATAAAGTACTCTGACCTCGGCCAGTTCGAGACCATGGACGACCTCTTCAAGTACGGGAAGCCGTACCGGATCATCCTCATAGAGACGGAGCCGAACCGTGGGCACTGGGTGTGCGCCCTCAAGGTTAATGACAATTTTTATTACTTTAATTCGTACGGCAAGGCTCCAGACAGGGATTTGAACACCATCCCGCGGCTTCTCAGGAAATGTCTCGGGCAGGACTCGAACGAGTTTAGAAGGCTCATCGGGGACGGCGACCTTTGGTACAACAAGCACAAATTCCAAAAAGACAAGACGCAGACCTGCGGGAGGTGGTGTGCCCTCGTGTGCACCCTGGCGGCCGTCGGGTACGAGGGACCTGAGATCGTGGAGTACTTAGTCAAGCACAAGGTGACCGACGCGAACATTTGCGAATTCGTCAACACGCGGCCAAGGACCAATTACTTCACCTCGAAGGGTCAGGCGAATTTCTAGGCAGTAAAACTACCCTGGTTGCCAAGCCACACGAGTTGCAGGGGCTGGGCCATGACCGAGAGAAGGTTGGTTCCACTGTACGAAGTCATTCCGGAGGTGATCGTCGAAATGGACCAGGCGTTGACCCCTCCATCGCGGGTCTGTATAAGGATTTCGAAGTAGGCCGTGCCCCCATCTGTGCAGCAAATAGGTACACACCCGTCCGTAGTCGCGACAGCAGTTTCGGCATTGTAGGCTGTCGCGTTCGGGTAGTACCGAGTGGCTGGTGGGGATGCGTTAGAGATGGTCGCCGTGTTCTCAATGACCCGGAGGCTAATGTACTGTATGGTGTCACTTGTCGAGTCACTCTGGCGTTCGATGAGCAGGTTGTAGTTCAGCAAGTAGTTCCCTGGTTGGAGAGTCATGGTCCATAGGTTTTGCCAAGTTGCACTGTTCTTCGCAGTGCTCACGGATTTTGTCACGAACGACCCGAACTGACCCCCCGCATCGGTCGTCATGTTGTCGTACAAGGTATTGATGTCATCATCAACCGCATCTTGGTCGTCCTGGGCAGCCTGGACTTGCGTAGAAAGCCCACCGATGTCGTCGTCTAAGGTCGAGAGGCCCTGGTTATACACGCTCATATACAGTAGGCAAAGAGAAAAAAAAAGACCACCCGCGTCGACACCCGCTGTTCGCGCTTTGAAAGAATTAAATAAATAAGGTATCAAAAAATAAAAATGTAGACATAGTACACAAATGAACAGTCCTGACATCATCTATGCCGATCTGCTCGTCGCTAATGCCGCCTCCACGACCACAAGTCCACCACAACTGAAGTTCTCTGAAACGAGGTCGAGTCCCATACTGACCCGGAGTGAGGACTACGAGTTGTCTGTGGTTCGGTTTACAGTCGATTCCACACAGGCTACTGTACCGGTCCTCATCCCTCTCATACAGGTCGGCCAGTCGGACCCAGACCTCACGGTTTACAGTGTCACGTTGCAGTACACATACAACGGGTTTGACTATATTTCCCAGAGTTTCGTGCAGTGGTCTGCTCAAGATGCGAGCGCGCCAACCCCCCTCGGCCCATCCCAGACTGGCTCTGGTTTACAAGATATATTCTCCTCGGCATATTACTACTGTTTTTCATACAATTACTTCACCTATCTGGTCTTTATCGCGATCCGGACGGCCTACACGGACCTCGTGGGGCAAGTCACTGCAGCGGGTGGCTCATTGCCGACGGCCGACAACTGCCCGTTCATCACGTGGGACAGCACAGCAAATGGTCCGGTCCTCTTCAGCCCGTACCCATATTACGACCTTGGCGAGGGTGGGGGAGGCAATCCAATCCTTATGTTCATGAACGCCGAACTCTATGCATTGATGCAGTTCCCCGCGAGGCACAACGGGTACAACGTCACGTACGGGAGACAGTTTCAAATGCTTACAGCAGCCGTAGGGTCGACGAACACGATACCACTATACGAGGCAGACGACCCGACCCACGTGGGGGAGGCTACGTCGTACATCCAGACGTACCCTGAATTTAGCCCAATCTCTGCGTGGTCTCCCTTTGTGGCCATCGTCTTCACCTCGGCCCATTTACCGGTCGTGCCGTCCCTCCAGTCGCAGCCAAGTGTATTCATAAACCAACAGTTAATCACTTCGGGGCAACCGAACAACACGGCCAGCGTCATAACCGACCTCTCAACGGCAGACCAGACCTTTTCACCGTTCATCAACTACACCCCGACGTCGGAGTATAGGATGATAAGCCTCACAGGCAGCAACCCGCTGTTCACGATTGACGTGTCCGTCTCCTGGCGTTTGAAGACGGGCGCGATCATCCCCATGTACTTGCCCGCGGTGGGCTCCTGTTCCCTGAAGATTATGTTTCGAAAGAAAAAGAAGTAAATTTTTGATATATTGGCTTCAAAATAAATTTCTTTGTACTAGTGTATAATGTCCTCGCCTGCTGATCTCATCTCCTGTGTCAACGATGTAGACCCTCAAATCGGCGATATCACAAGCCAACTCGTGTACAGTGTTCAAACTGGTGCGGCCTCGACTACCTTCCAGCAAATACCTGCTGCATCCCCCTCAAATTCAAGTTGCACATTCACGATTCAGGCCCCGTCGGAGAACACTTGTATCTCTCGCGAGATGATGGTGCAGTACTCCGTGTCCTTCACTGCGACAGCCATCGCTGTCACGGCAAACAACGGTTATGCGGCCATGCAGTTCGGCGTTAACACGGCGTGGGCACCGTTCCCGCTCATGCAGGCATGCCAGACCGTCCAAGTGTCGCTGAACAACAGCACCCTCACGACCAATCTTCAGGACGTGATCCAACCCCTGCTTAAGTTGACCCCGATCGCGGACCTGGCTTCGTACGACGGTGGGTGCCCGTCTCAAATCGACTCGGTGTACGCTGACTACGCTGGCCCGGTGACGGCTGGTTCGAACAACAACCCCCTCTCTGACATCTCGACGGGCGAGATTACCGGTCGCTACGCAGGGCGTGGTGCCTTCCCCACCAGCGTGTACTACGACTGGGTGGACGCTGGTGGTGCATTAGTTCTTGCAGACAGCATTCAAAACACCTCGGGCGGCAATGCCTACTCCCGGGTGACCATCAGCGCGACCATCACCGAGCCGCTCATGCAGTCCCCTTTCATGTGGGCCAAGCACTCGGACCACAAGGGTGCCCTTGCTGGGATCCAGAACGCCAGCGTGACTCTGAATCTCTCCCCGACCCCTTGGAACTACATGCTCAAGATGCCTGCAGCGACGTATGCCGCGTACAATTTCACGTGGGGCAACACCCTTGCGGGGAACAACTCGATGTGGCAGGCAAGCAACTATGGGGCCGATACCATCAGCCAGCCTCAGTTGTCGGCCCCGCGCCTTCTTATCAAGTTCATGAGTGTTCAACCGACTCAGGTCATCTCGTCGCGCATCGTGACGCCCCTGCAGGATTTCCCTAGGTACGTAACACAGCAGCAGGGTGACCTCCTCGTAGATGCCACGACCACTTACGTGTCCTCGAACCTTCAACTGGCCCAACTGCCGGATCTCTTCCTCATCTTTGCTCGGAAGCGCATCACGAGCCAGAACTGCGGCGACGCGAACCGCTTCTTGACCATTAACTCGGTCAATGTGAATCTGAATAACTCGTCCGGTCTTTTGAGTTCGGCGACCCAACACGACCTGTGGCGGCTTTCGGTACAGAACGGTTCCAATCAATCCTTTCTTGAGTTCTGCGGCCAGGCGACGTCTGCTGCTGTCAACGTGGCCGCCGCGGGTATCGGGTCCATCGGCAGTGTGCTTTGTTTGAGCCCTACAGACCTCTCTATCCCCTCATTCTTGAGCCCCGGGTCGCAGGGTAGTTTTAACTTCTCTGTGACGGTCAACGTCACGAACTTCGGTCCTTCCATCACGGCTGCCGCTGGTGGCGTGGAACTGGTGGTTCTCTGCGTCAACTCGGGCGTGCTGGTCACGAGCCAGGGCAACTCGAGCACTTATTCGGGTATGCTCACCCGCAGTGTGGTGCTCGACACTGCTGCGAAGCCAGACATGGGCGACGATGCTCGTCGGTTCGTGGGAGGTGGCATGATCCGGCACTCGATGCGCCGCGGGGTCCGGTCTCCGATGATGGGGGCGGCCATGTCGGGTGGGGTGATGTCGGGAGGTGTGATGTCGGGCGGTCGCCGTGGTGCTCTTTCGGGACTATACTGAACAACAAAATCCTTTGAAAACAAAAAAAAAACAAATTGCGGGCAATAGACGGCACACTGCGCTGGAAAGCCTTGGCTAATCACGGGTTCAAGTCCCGTTGCTCGTATCGACTGAATTGGTTGGAGGACTGAAGGAAAGAAGTTATCAATTTTACTATTGTACAGAATTTTGAAATTCAATAATTTCAGGTACGTCAAAAACAAGACCTACCCGGAGTCGGCCTACGGTCTGTCTCGAGGACTCAACGAAAGAAGTTATCAATTGCTCTATTTTTCTATTTGAAAACTAAATTTTGGCTGTGACCGACTACCGACTATCGACTATCGACCGACTACCGACTGACTAGTCCGAACGACTAGTCCGACCACCAAGCCTGTTTAGTTTTTTTTCTTCATTTAGTGTATAGATGCCTTATGTCATGAGAAAGGTTCGGGGGGAAGACTCGTACAGCGTCAAAAACGACCTGACCGGTAAAGTCCATGCCAAGCATACCACCCGCAAACTGGCCATGGCCCAACTACGGCTGCTCAACTCGCTCGAGGGCGGAGCGCTCTCTTCGGTAGAAGTGGCTAAATTTGTAAAGGCTTCTTACAAACCAAAGTCGGAGGCCAAGACCGTCGGCGACTACAAACTAGACAAATCTCTCTCTTCAAAAAAAAATAAGGTGTATGTTGACCCCTCGGGCAAGGTAGTCGTTTCGAACGCGGGGACGTCTTCCATGTCAGACTGGGCAAACAATCCCTCGATCTTTGTAGGCAAATACAAAGACACTAAGCGCTACAAGCAGGCTGAAAAGACCCAAAAAAAAGCCATCGCCAAGTACGGGGTTGAAAACATCACAAACGTGGCGCACTCTCAATCTGGCGAGACTGCTCGAATCTTGGCAAAAAAAGGTCTTACTCAGAATGCTGTAGCAGTGAATCCCGCAATTATTGGTCGCGCCGCGGGCAAAAATGTGGACGTCGTCCGGTCGTCGGGTGATCTAGTCTCGGCATTCACCCGTGGAAAGAGGAAGACCATCAAAGCGGTCTCTTTCAACCCATTGAAGGAACATAGTGGGAACATTTTGAAGAGAACCGACCAGATGTTCGGGAGTGGCTCCAGTGCGCAATACGTGGGCGCGACGAGCGCACAGTACGTAGGTGGCTCTTTTTTGGACAGCAACAAATCACAAGTCATGTCTGGGTACAACATCCCGCGCATCGAGCAACCGCCCGCGCCCCAAGGCGACTTTCTGCACCCGACCAATGTGTTTACACCAGCATACAGGCCTTGGTATTAGATTATTACCAAATCAAATTTAAATAGAGTTCAATAGACCTCGATATGCCCCGAAACACAGATTATTCTAAGTGCGTGATGTACGTGATCCGGCACCCCGAACTAGGTCTCGAGTACGTGGGACACACGACGAACTTCAACGCACGTAAGGGGAACCACAAAGCATGTGCATCAATGCCAAATCCGACCAAGCGGGTATACCAATCAATTCAGGCAAACGGAGGTTGGTCTGCCTGGGAGATGGTGAAAATCGCAGAGTTCCCATGTAAGACGATACAGGAGGCAGTCATTGAGGAGGAACGGTATCGAGTAGAGCGTGGGTCCAGTTTGAACATGATTCGTGCCCATAGGACCCAGGAGCAACTACGTGAGTGGCACGCCAAGTACAGGAATGAGCAGGGTGAAAAAATTCGTGAGTACTTCGCCACGTACCGTAATGAGCACGTCGAGCAAGTACGGCAGTCCCATGCCAAGTACCGTGCCAAGCACCGCGAGCAATTAAAAGAGCAAAAAGCCAAGTACCGTGCCGAGCACAAAGACGAAATCAACGCAAGAAGGCGTGCCGCTCGTGCCAAAAAGCGTTCTGAGAAAGCGGCAAAATAATTTCTACAGGTAGTTTATAATGTCCGGTTCATACCAATCGGTTTTACGATTTGCGATCAACGCTGGGGGTCAGCGCGGAGGTGGGGGTGACACGACGCTTGAACAAGCGATCGTTAATGGGAGTCAGTATGCGACTTCTTCTTTTCAAATCCGACAAGCAGAAACCCCAAACTACACGGAGATGGCGGACAATGGATTCGTCGCTTACAATGTTGATAATGGGTCTCTTTTGCCTCCTATTCCTATCACAACGACAAGCACACTTTCCTCTGATACTTTGGTCTATAATTACGCGATAAGTGGAGGCGATACCTTGACGACCACCTTCGGTGTCAATACGGTGTCTTATAGGACCTCCGGCAACCTCTACGAAGCAGAATACGAGGAAGACCATTTGAGAATATGGGACGCAGGTAAGGGGTCTCCAAAATACACAACTGTCTATCCCAATGAAATTACTCTTTACAATAATGCTGTGGATACACAAGGTTTAATAATAGAGCGAAACAAGTTTCAAATTGGATCAGACTCCGGGGCGGCCGGACAAGTCATCGGTAAAGATGTGAATGGCGACCTTGCTTGGATTGCTGGTGGAGGCGGAGGTTCGCAATCTCTCGCCGATGTTCTTAATGTAAGCCCTGCTGGAGTTGCTAATTTGGGGCAGAGCATTAGCATTCCTAATGAAGATTTTCTTGATTACAAAGCACCGACTGCTTATTTTGGAGGAGACGGCTTTAGTGTATCTGCTAACGAAACCGAAACTGGAGGTGAAATTTTTGATTCTACTGGGTTTAATATTCAAAGCCTTCACACATCGAGGACAGATAATATAAGCGATCCCAAAACACAGGTTTCAACTTATATATATCCTGCTTTAACGACCATTACTGATATAAGTGGTGATTTGGAGACAACGGCAACACAATTGACCAATACGACAAGTGCGTCAAGTATTCTATTAAAAAATGAGTCGGTGGCCGCTCTTGAACCCACTACGAATTCGTCGGTAGAAATGACAAATTCTTCAATCACTCTTACTGCTCTTACGGATACATTAGTCATAGAAAACAACAAGATCACCATCAACGGAAGTTATGGGAATGAAGGAGATGTTCTGACTGCGGGTGTAGATGGTGCTTTATCTTGGGCATCCCCTGTAGTAGCACCCCTTGCAAGTGTTCTTTCCATCAGTCCCATGGGAGTCGCGGCCGATAATCAAACAATAACTCTGACGAATGGAACAGACACCCTTGAGTTCGCAAGTAATACGATAAGCATCAACGGGCAGGTTGGTGAGGTGGGTCAATTGCTAACAAGTGGGGCATCGGGAACACTTACTTGGGGAGGTAAGTTGGCGGATTACTTGACAACGGCGACCGCATCTTCTACTTATCAAACACTTGCAGGGATGAGTTCTTACTTGACATCAGCAACCGCGTCTTCTACTTATCAAACACTTGCAGGGATGAGTTCTTACTTGACATCAGCAACCGCTTCCAGCACTTATCAAACCATTTCAGGATTAGGATCAGCATTATCAACCATTTCAGCCATTACTATAGGGACGAACGCAGGAAGTGCGAACACGGTCGTGATAGGCAATAACACAGCCCCGACCGCTAATTACCCCTTGGTAAATATAAAGGGCAAGTTCAGTATCAACGACGTCCTCTTTTCGGGTGGAGATGGTGGCAGTCCTCAATTGGGTGTGGCGACTTACACCATACCACAAGATGCTCTGCGAAACTCGCTTTACACCCTCATTATAGCAGGGACGGCAACCCCAACCCCTCTTAACTTTCCTACGAACGACACGGGAGGTAAATACATCACCATTTATAATGCGGGGGCACAAAGTATTAGATGTCTTTGCTCTGCCTCCCCCGCAAGAAATTTCTTCGGCGGGAATAACGGATTGGGGGGTGGTAGTGAATACGCCATTCGGGCAAACCAAGTCGTTCAATTTCTGTCAGCAGGGTCGCAAGGGTTTTTAGTGTTCGCTCAATCCAATCCTAACTCCAATCAGGGAGCGTATCCTTTCCCCGTTCAATGTCTTACAACCAATCAAAAGGTATTAGCAACAAGGATTACAGGAGCAAGTGTGAATGGGACATTTTCTTATGGGTCGTTCCCTTTTGCTGCCGTTCCATCCGTTGTCTTGACGGCAGAAGATGCGACGGGGAATCATACGATGACCTTGCGAACAAGCACCACAACAGGCTTTACTTATGTATCTTCTTCGGGGTCTTTTCCTACTGCTTTGAGCATCTTCGCACAAGGGACAGCATAAAATCTCTGTCTAAATGTAAATGTCAGACTCCGACGATACTAGCAGCACATGGGACAACATCGATGAACCTCTTGATGATATCCTGTACAACACGAAAGAGATCCAGGACCACTCGAGGAAGCACATCGGCTATCTGCAGTACCGGATTCTCATCTTCAAAATTCCAACAATAATTCTTTCGGGGGTCAACGCCGTCTTCTCGGTCGGACTGGCCACCTACGTGAAGCAAGAGACCGTGTCGACCGTCAACTGCATCATCAGCCTCTTGACAGGCATTATTACCGGGGTGGAACTCTTTCTCCAAAGTCAAAAACAATTAGAACAACGCATCTCGACCTACCACATGGCGGCCGACCTCTCCATCAAGATCGCAAGTGTTCGAAAGATTGACAGGGCTCAACGCAAGGGAGATGGAGGCATGTTCTACTCCGAAGTCGTGAGCGACTACAAGGCACTCGTCGACACCGGGCTCATCCCAAAGAGGCGGCTCCTTGACGATAGGTTTGCCGCGTTGGAAAAGAAGAGTCCTCTGCTACAGGTTATTAGTCCACGCGGTTCGGGTGGCATGTAGGGGCCGACTACCGACCGACTATCATACGGACTATCATACCGACTACCGACCGACTACCGACCGACTACCGACCGACTACCGACCGACTACCGACCGACTATCAATCGACTACCAACCGACTACCGACCGACTACCGACCGACTATCAATCGACTACCGACCGACTATCAATCGACTACCGACCGACTATCAATCGACTATCAATCGACTATCAATCGACTATCATACCGACTATCAATCGACTATCATACCGACTATCATACCGACTATCAACCGACTACGTGCAAGGGAGAGCACTTCGCCACTATTGGCACGGTACACAAGCCTTTTTTTTTT